TCCACTGCTAGTGGCATTCACCCTCAGCATAGTAAGTATTATATCCGTAGGGTTAGAGCTGATAACAAAGACCCTCTAACTCAGTTCATGATTCAAGCAGGGTTTGTAGCTGAACCATGTGTGATGAAGCCTGATAGTACTACAGTGTTTAGCTTCCCAATGCGAGTTGAGAAGGGTGCTGTACTACGTGAGGACTTAAATGCTATTAAGCACTTGCGTCTGTGGTTGTTGTTCCAGCGTCACTACTGTGAGCATAAGCCTTCAGTGACTATTTCAGTGAACGAGACTGAGTGGCCTGAAGTTGGAGCGTGGGTGTGGAATAACTTTGATGAGATTACAGGTGTGAGCTTCTTGCCTATGGATGGAGGAACATATCGACAAGCTCCTTATGAGTCCATCAATGAGTTTGAGTATCACGACATGGTGTCTAAGATGCCATTAGGTATTGACTGGGATAAGTTCATTGAACGTACTGACAATGTTGAAGGTTCTCAGACACTAGCTTGCACTGCAGGAGGCTGTGAAATCTGATGATTACAGTGTACACAAAGGATAACTGTCCCGCTTGTGTATCTTTGAAGGCTACTCTCTCACAAGAGGGTAAGCCTTTTAAAGAGATCAAGATAGGTAGAGACATCACAAGGGAAGACTTTATGAGTCAATTTCCAACAGTACGAACAGTACCTTATACAGTCGTTGAAGGAGAAGCTGCATGACTCTAGAGTTTGAAACTAAAGCTGGTCTAGTGTTTGGCTTAGAAGCTGATCAACTGTACATCATGGATGAAGATGAGAAGATGCACGATGAGCCTGTACCTGTTGTCTATCTACACATTGGATTCATTACAGTAGCCTTCATAATGGATTAACCAACTAAAAAGCCCTCTAGAGCTAATAACTCTAAAGGGCTTTTGTAATTGTAAACTTAAAACTTACAATTGTATACTTAACTCAGTACGTGTAGAGCATGGTTGATATGTTTTATTCGATCCTCTAGACCAATCGTACCTCCATTGATACGCTTAGTCATTGTTAGGAAGTCACCTTTATCGGCATACTGATTAAGCTTATGTGTTTGCCAGAACCAGCCAGCTGTTTGAGCTGCATACATAGGTGTGCGTACTAGCTCAGGTTGCATCACAAAGTCAACTCCTAAGGCTTGACCTGCATGATAGAAGTTGCTATGACCAGTCAGCTGAAGGAATCCAGATCCACGGAACCTCCAACCATCACCTGAAGCTTCATCACGATTACCCATACGATTACCGTAGATCCTATTGGCAATCTTCTGTGGTTGCTTCTCATAAGCTGCAGCTTCCTCAGGAGTGAAGCCCCATTGACGCTTAGGTGTCTTAGGAAATAGTTTAAGCAGTGTAGGTGCTCTGTAGTTCAAGTTCTCTTCTAAGATACGGAAGTTACCACACTCATGACCACATTGACCAATCCATGAAGCCTGTTGTGCAGGTGTAGTAATACCAAACCTTTGAAAAGTCTCATTGAATGGATCGACTAAGTTAGGATCAATATGTAGTTGTCGTAATTGATCAGCGTTTACCATTGATAGATTCCCTTACTTCGTTGTAGGCTGCGACACAGGCTGCGTGTTTGACGATGGCTTTGTCTCCTTCTGCGACGAGGTCGATAAGAGTGTTAATAGTCTGTCGCTCAAGTTCGCTTGGCTCAGTTCTGCTATCTCCTGCGGGAGTGGAGGCACTTGAGCTGGTTTGTACACAACTGGAGGTGGGGAGGCGCAACCTACCAGTGTTAGCAAGCTCACGCATAGCAGACTGTTTCTTAGATATTTCATTCTTAGCCTTTCTCAACTCAGTTTCTTTATCAGCTAACTTAGAAGCCATGTTCTTTTCAAGTTCACGAGCTTCATCGTTCTTCTTAGCTATCTCAACTTGCATCTCTCCATCACGCTCAAGCCATCCATAACGATGACCCACTTGATAGGTTGTGAACAGAGATACTATTGCACCTATGATGATCCACGGTAAAGGTATTGGTAACATTAGTCAACTTCCTTCCTAGCTTCAGCTATCTCAGCTCTATCCTCATCATCCTCTAAGTGCTCAGGAGGAGTTGTAGGTGGAGGGCCGGGTGTCCAAGATTCATCTAGCTCAGGATTCTTCCACACTGGCATTGCACCAAAGGGTTGACTTGGTAGGCCATAGGCTGACTGTGGTGGAGCATAACTACTATTAGGCATACCGTATCCACTTCCTCCACAGGGCTGTCCCATCATCATAGGAGGTGTTGGAGGTTTATTGAAGGCATTGGTAGCTGAGTTAACAGCTCTCTTACCTACAATACCACCGATACCGCCTACAATCAACAAGACAATATCGTTAAGCATCTTAGTGTAAGCTTGGTCGATAGGAGCCATTGACTTGATAGGCTGTGTCACAAAGGTGACTGAGTACAGGAGTGCAAAGACAATACCGAAGAGAATTATAGTGATAGCAACTACTACAAAGCCCCAGATACGTACCTCAATCTCCTCAGGGGTTAGTTTTGGTTTGTTGCTGTTTAGACTGATCAATTTGTTTCTCCAATATGGGTGCTACTAGGTATTCAGGACAGGTCTGAGTAAACTGACATCTAGGTTTCTGACACTGTTCAGCATGGAAGTTATCAGGGTTTTGACAGTAGTATCTGTATCTGTCTTCACAGCCTGTCATCAGAAACAGTAAGGGTATTAAAAGATATTTATACATAGATATCCACAGAGCCTGTCTTAACCCACTGAGCTTTGAATCTCTCCTCCGCTTGTCGGTTTAACTTCTCCAGTTCCTTTATGTGTTGTTGATTGATCACCTTCTGGTACTCTTTCAACAGGTTTGCATTGTGTTGGTAAGGTGTTACTTTCATAGCCCAATCTTTCCCAATAGAAGTGCCACAATCTTGTCTGATAAGTCATTTGGTAAGAATTTAAGGAAGCCTAAGAACCACCAAGCTACAAGCATATAAACGAATATCCTTAGCAGTAAATCAAACTGCTTCTGATACTCGTTCATCTGCCACACCTTTTAGTTGCTTGGCAGAAGTCCATGAGTTCGTTGATACCGATACCCACTAGGAGAAGGACAAAGGCAATACCTCCAATGAGGGCTACCATTTCCATCTCCTCTTGTTCTTTCTGCTTCTGTTTCTTCTCTTCAGCCTTCAGAGCTGCCATCTCCTTAGCATCGGCTAGGTTGTCAGCAGCTTCACGAGCTTTAATCTTATTCCAGACGTCAATCTTTCCTGTCTGCATGAAGAGCAGTTTTAACTCCTCCTCAAAAGTCTTAGCTTGATCCAGAGCCATTTCGATCTGGAGAGCCACTGCAAAGTTAGACTTTGTTTTATCACGTTTAGCTTGGAGCATAGCCTTAGTAGCTTGGCTCTTAGCATCAAACATCTTACCGATCATAGGAGCAAGACCACCGATATCGTTGGCTACCTTGCTTGCCTTCTTGACCATCCCTATTGCTTTTTGTAGCCCATCTAGAGCTGCTATGGGGTCGATCATTTATAGTCCTTTATTTAGTTATTCCGTACCCTTAGTTTGTCTGTTGTACTCTTGCAGTACTTGAGCACCTGTAATACTACCTTCCTTGGTAGCCCTAGAAGTCAGCATCTGTCCAATCTTCTTAGCTGCATCAGGACGGCTACGTAACAATGTTTCCATTGCTTTGATACCACTCTCAGAGTACAGCACTGGAGAACCTACAGATAAACCTGCAGCTACAGCAGGATTCTGGAAAGCTGCCATCAAACCTGAAGCTTGAGTAGCTAAACGACCTTCCAAAGTAGACCGGGCATCACGCTCAAGTACAGACAAGGCTGCATCTGATACGTCCTGACCTCGTGCAGTACCAGCTGCAAAGGCTGTCTTGTTTCTAGACATATCACGTTGTCTAACAGCTGTACTATATTGCTTAGGAGTAAACACACCGTTAGCTGCCCCTGAGTTAGCTGCTGCTGTCTTCATCACTGCAATATCACCGTAAGCACTATCAATACGTCTTAGTACAGACGATTGTTCTGGGTTCTGCTTACGTAGAGCACCCTTCATAGAATCCAATACCTCACCTAAAGCATCACCAATCTCTCGCTCAGCTGCTGTGGTACTATTCTTATAAGAGATTACTTTCTTAAGCAAGTCAGATTCAATATCTTTGTATGCTGGCCCATCAATCTTACCGTCCTTAGGTAGGCGACTAAACACTGTTGAATCAACAATGTCTTTCACAGCTTGGCGCTGTTGTGCACTTGGAAGATTGGGTGAACGGGTTACTTTAAGGATGTTTGTATAAGTTGGAAAGTCTAGCTTAAAGTCCATCTTCTGCAAGACTTCATCATACTTATTAGATACAGCTGTATTAGCGTGTTGAACAGCGTCACGACCAATCACATCCTCAGGAAGAGCATCATCAATCTTCTTAAGAGCTTTGTTAATGATTCCTTTGTTAAACGAATACAATCCACGCTCTTTAGCATTAGAGATATAAGAACCTACCAGCGGCAAGTTCTCAGCAAACTCTTCAAAGGCTTTAGCTTGACCGCCCATGATCTGACCGGGAGTCATCTTGACACCTAGATCACGCATTGTCTGTTCAGCTTTAGATGCAAGAGGATTTAAGACACTACCTGCACCTTTAACTAGACCTGCACCAGCTAGACCAAAGACACCACCACCAGCAGTTTGTTTAAGCTTCTCTTCACCAAAGTTTTCAACATCAGTAACAGGAGCTATAGCACCTTGAGTAGCTCCAATAGCTGCAGCTTGAGCAAGTGGTTTAGCAACCATAGAGCCTACAGCACCGCCAGCAAGCAAGTTAGCAGGGCTTAGAATGTTACCTCCAAGTCGTGCCCAGTCTGTGCCTTCCTCACCAGCTGCTTGACGCTGAGCTAGATATTGTTGTTCACGCTGAGGAACTACACGTTGCTCAAAAGCTTTAGCCTCTTCAGGAAAGAAGCCCACAGCTTGCATACCCTTAGCCATCAACTGTCCAGCACCGTAGACAGGATCCATTACACCTTGTAGAAAACCACTAGGTGCTTTCTGAGGTGTCTGAATACCAAAATCAGCTGCTGTAGCTAGGCCAGCTTTAATGGCCTTAGCTTGAATGTCAGCCTTAGAAGTACCTTCAGGAACACCTTCAATAATCTTACCGTTTGGGAGTTCAATATCCATGTTGTTCCTTAATTAAGGTAAATCTGACCACTTTACAGGTTTACTCATTGGGCCTGTAGGTAGAGGTTTACCTCCCGATACAGCCTCCTGCTGAGCTTGTACTCGTTTAATACCTGCATCAATCTTTTGCTTAGCACGTTTAAGAACACCCTCAATAGACTTCTTTTCAAGTGTTGTATCACCAGCCAAGACAGATCGTAAGTATTTAAGTTCTTCAACTGAGTCATTACCACCAAAGTCTTGCAGACGAGGAATAACAACATCACCAATATAAGCCCTAAACTGTTCTGTATTCTCAAGTGTCTTCTGAGATCCTACAGCTCCTTTAGTGTATTTAGCGGTAGCTTCCATAGCTGGGCCGTAACCACCGGCATAAATACCTTTCTTAACCATGTCCAAAGCATCGTCAATAGATTCAATAGCTGTGTACTTACCTTGAATCTCAACAGATTGTTTACCAACACCTTTACCAGCTTCAGCACCTGCGGCCTTGGCTTGAGAACCTGCCATTGCCTCACCAAGCTTACCAAGACCTGCACCTAGCGATTCTTCAAGCGTCTTACCTGCTGCACCTAGATCGGCAATAACTTCACCTGTTTGTGAGTTAATAAGCTTATTACGACCATCAGTTTTAATAACTGTTGTCTTAGCATCAGATTCTTTGAACTGCAGATCAGCCACATCATTAGAATCTTTATATGCTTTTAAACTAGCAGGAGTATACTTACCTGTTTCAACAAGTTTCTGGAAGGGATCTGCAGCTGCTTTCTCACGAGTACGTTGTGCTGTGAGGGCTTGTTCAGAGCCTAATTTAGCTTGAGCTAACTCTAAAGCCTGAGCACGCTGCATAACTTGGTAGCCAAGCTCAGGATCTGTACCCTGCAGTGCTTGAGCCATTTGCTTCAAACCTTCAACAGTATTGGTATCAAACTGTGAGGCCATCTGACGAAGCATAGTAGCTCGTTTAATAGCTGGATCTTGTACATCAACACCCATAGCACCAGCTAAGCCACGACCTAAGTTACCAGTGTTCTTAAAGATGTTGTAGGATGTTTGTTGCTGAGGAGACATATTAGCAAACTGCAAAGCCTTCTGTTCTACCAGCTGACGTTGCATTTCCTCAGGAGTACCCATGCCTCCGAATAAACCTTGAATTCCTTGTGTAGCCATTGTGTTTCCTCTTAGTATCCAAAGTAACCGCTAACTGCAGCTGGCTGATAAGGTGTAGATGAACCTTTAGTTAGACCACTAATCAACTGACTGATAGGATCTGTTAAACCACCTACTACAGCATTGTTACGTTGCATCTGCAAAGCTGCTGCCTGTTGTGCTGCAGCATTCTGAATGTTAGCTGCATTGGTAGAACCTGCTGTGATAGCTGATCCCAGAGCTGAACCTTGAGTCAAAGCATTCTGACCTAAGTTTTCCAAGTTAGTAGCTCCTTGTACATAGGCGTTGTAAGGAGCCAGAGCCTGTGTCTGTAAGCCAAAGCCTTGACCTGCCAAGTTCAAACCACCTGTCATTAATCCTTGACCGAACTGTACTTGTTGCTGACCAGCTTGTTGTGCCTGAGCTGCCAACTGAGCATCCTGCTGAGCTTGAGCATTGTAGTATGCAGCCATTTGAGGATTAGTAGCTTGCAAGCCGGGAGCACCTGCAGTGTAACCTGCTGTAGTACCACCAGTAGCTAGACCTAAACGACCTTGCTGTTGCTGTTGGTTAGTCAAGTTAGCCAATGTCTGTTCACGACCGGGAGCTAACAGTTGTTGCTGCTGAGTTAAGTAGTTCTGAGCAACCTGCTGAGGATTCTGAGCTGTGTATGTAGCACCAAGGTTAAACAAACCAGCAGCTTGAGCATTAACATTAGGTTGATATGCTTGGATCTGCTGAGCCTGACCTAAGCCAGTACCTGCCATGCCCATCAAACCTTCACGGGCTGCAGCTACGTCAGGAGCTACCTGATAACCTGCACCGATCAACTGACCTGATGCAGGATCATACTGAAAGCCTGACTTACCAAACCTTGTAGTAACTCCTACAGGTCGGAACTGTGCAGCCTGTGCAGCTGCGTTAGCTGCGTTAGTGGTAGCATTAGCAGCTTGGTTAGAAGCATATACGCTACCTGCAGTGCCCAACAGAGGGCCAATTAAGTCTGTCCAATCAGCCATTAGTATGTACCTCCGTCCACTGTTGCTGTAAAAGTGCCAGAGACAGTAAGATTAACTGCAGTGGCTGTTCCTGTTAATGCTGCATTATTAGCATCAGGCTTAGAGTTAACTGCTGATTGAATGTTATCAAACTCAGTGTTAACTTCTGTACCTTTAATGATCTTTGAAGGATTACCTGTATTTAGGCTATCCTTAATTGCAAAGTTAGTTGCCTTGGTGTAATTACTCATCTTGTCTTCCCTGTCTTAACGTAGACATCAAGTTTCTGAATGGATATTGATTTATCAAATACTGTGGTTTCAAAACCTAATTGAATAACCTTACCTGATCCACCAATGTTAATGATCTTGTTATCGAAGGCTGATCCACCATATTCTGCAATGTTGTACTCAGCTATGTTGTATTCAGCTACTGCAGCATTAGACAAACTAAACTGTCTAAGATTTAAAATGTCACTGTAATCGAAGCCAAACTTAAGAGTAACTGGATAACCTTGACCTCCGATAATCGTTACACCTACTTTCTTCATAATCTTAATTACCGTAGGTGACTGGAAGTCAAAGTAATTAGTATAGTACTTCATCAGGTAGTTATTAGCATTGTCTTTATAACCACCATATTTAGCTATGTATCCAGCCTTACCCATCAATAACTCTTTACTGCGGGTGTACTTGAAAGCATAAGGTACTAAGCCATCCCATGTTGTAACCCTGTTAGCACCATTAGGTAGAGGTGCTCTCATGTCAAAGCAGTACACAATCTGACGAGCTGGTAAAGACAACAGATAGAAGGCTTCCTTGTCTGAGTACACAGCCTTGATCTCATCAGCATCTTCTAAGCTAACTTCCAACACTAAGTCATCACGTACATTGGCACTGATGTCTCGCATTGGAGCTGACTTCTCTTGAATGGTACGCATTAGAGAACGTACACCTGAGTCAGACAAGAAGATTACATCACCACCTGTAGCTACTACTGAGTCCCTAGCTACACAGCCAATACCTGTAATGGCATCTGACAGTGTTAAGTTGTTAGGATCTGTAGCATTGGAGTAGATCAAGATCTGTCTACGTCCAAACACAATCAAGAAGTTATTGTGAGCAGCTAGAGAGATAATCTCATCTGCACCATTAGGCCACACTTGAGATACATCTAAAGTACCTGAAGTACCTGTATTCAAGACATGACCTGCAAGTAAGTCTGAGAACTGAATAGTACTCTTAACTGATGTGTTATTAGCACTCCATGTACGACCATAAGCACTGATTACACAGTTGTTACTCTGTACAGTTCCTAAGTAGCCAGTCTTTTCAGTGATACGCTTGTACGTAGTTGAACTGGTCGCAGGATCGAACACTAGAGGATCATGCCCAGACTGATACAGATACATGACACCATTCAACGGAGCCATCTGCCAGTTATCATCTGTAATGGTAGGAGCTGTGCCACCACCTCCGTAGGTCAACTGTGATAGTGTTGTACCTGAAAGCTTGAATAGCTTATTGTTACCAGCAGCAATAATGTATGAGTTACCTGAGTTATCAATCAACTCACCGATAGCTTTGACGTTAGCTTCACCTAAATCATTGTTAGATGAGTGTGCTGTAGTCCATCCCTTACGAGCACCAATACGTCCAAACTTATCAATCACACAATTATTAGCTACAGTAGCATAGCCAGCCTCTAGAGAGACTGAGCTATCCTGAGTGTTCAACCCCATGAATCCCGGAGCTGACACTGTAGTAGTTAATATCTTAGCTACCATTAGATACCCACCCAAGTAGTTTCTTCATCGTAGCGGTTACGCTCAATAGCTACAGCATCTGCCAAAGCTAAACGATATTGTTGATAAATCTCACTGAAGGTTGAACCTCCATCTTCACCTCGCTCACCAACAGCTTTAGCGTAGGCTAACATCTGTACCAAGTGATGAGGTACTAACAAAGCATCAGCATCTGCAGACAAGTCAGCTTGAGGGATAACTAACTCAAAGCGTAGTGAATAGACACCATCAGGCTGAGGCCATACATCCACCTGAGTATCGTCACCGGAGATACCGTTGTAGTTGTAGTACACCGGAGCTGCATTCTGAGTTGTGCCTAAGTAATACTGTCTGTTCATCCAGTTAGTAGGTACTTGTTTCATAGGGACATCTTCAGTGTCATTCAGTACATCAACAGTACGGAATCTCTGACCTGAACCTGTCAATGTATAGTTACGAGTACCTGCCACTGTAGGTAACACAATAGTCTGTGTGAGGACATTCCAGTCAAGGGCATCCTCAATCTCTCGCTTAGCATCGTTAACAAAAACACCTATCAGGGAACTATAAGGAGTATCGCCTACCGACGATACTTCAGTCTCCCTTAGACGTACTAATACGTTGTTAACCAACTGTAGATATGTCGTAGCCATTAGTTATTCCTTATATCTCTGTATACTATGGTATCACACTTTAAAGTAAATGTCAATAGTTTTATTACTTTTTCTTACGTTTCTTAGCTTGCTCAGCCTCACTCATGGCAATTGCAATAGCCTGTTTACGGGATTTCACCACAGGGCCTCCCTTACCACTGTGGAGAGTACCTTCTTTGTATTCACCCATAACTTTCTTCATCTTGTTCTTAGCTGTACGCTGACCACGTGTAGGCATATTCATAATTACTTAACTCCATGAAATCTGTTGTCGATAGCTAACCAAATAGCTCCGAAGAAAGCACCTATAATAATGATAGGCTTTACAGCTTTAGCGATCCACTCAAGGACTTGGAAAGCCCCTTGAGCTGCGTTGAAGGCTTTAACAACCTCTTGTGTATTCTTCTCTATGTTATCCACCTTAGCCTCTACAGCCATTAGTCGATCATAGATGTGTTCATATGTTACTTCGCTCATGGTTTCTCAGGATATGTAACTGTCCAAGGGAAGCCCTCCTGCGCTGTAACATCACGCAAGGCTTGACGATATGTAGCCCATACTGTCTTGTCAACAGGTGCATCTGCTACTTGTGTCCAATCACACTCAGCTAACTTAGCATCACGAGTAGCACGAACATTCTTAGCTTGTTCAGCATCCTTCTGAGCCTTGTAAGCGTCTTCTTGTTCAGCAGCAGTAGTAGTTACACCATCTACAACTTGGTCTAGAAAGATTGGTCCAAGGACATACTTGGTATACCACTTACCATCAATCTGCTCAACACCAGAGGCTTGAGAGTATTGGTAAACAGTACCGCCAGTAGCTTGTGGGCCTTCAAAGACTACATCAGCACCCAAAGCCTCTAAGACTTCAGTTGTTGTTGTCTCCCATGATGGGCCACCATTGGCTTTTTGATATGCACGAAATTCACTTTCGTACATGACTTGTCCAGATTGTCGGATTCTGATTTGCATGATTTTCCTTTAAGCAATAGCCCAAACTAAATAAGTTACTCCACTAGCATTTAGACTGCAAGTCGCTTCTTGGTTAACAATAAAACCACTAGACGCAGTATCAATTGCATCAGCAGAAGTTATCTCGGCAGCGGTTGAGTTCAATTGAAGTGCAGGGTCATTGTTTGTCACAATTCCACGTGCAGAATCAAACGTCCACCACGACCCTGTAGTGCTAGTTGCTTTGATGCAAACAAAACGTGCTCCACCTGTAAAACCACAGTTAATTGTACGACCTGTTGTTCCGTCTCCAACATAAGAATTTATGTATTGAACACCTGCACAAGTGGCAAATAGGTAGGAAACGTAAGTATCAGCTTGATTTGGCGTCTGACCTATTGTGAACTGCGTTGCTGTTGGCGTTGTGTTTTGCCAAACTGTAGATGATGCCGCAGAAGCCGCTGTATCTTGCAGCATCAAATAATTAGCAGCACCTGTTGCAGTGCTATACACAAGCCATGCTCCAACATTTCCCCTACGTTTTACAATCATCAGCTCAGGAACAGCCGCTAGATTGTGGCTTAGAGTTTGGCCTACCCCGTTGTTATTCCCTGTATAGCAAACCACATCGAATGTGCTGGGGGCACGCTGAAATAAATAACTACGATATGTAGTCGCAGTCGAATCCCATGTCGAAATCCACTTAACACCAGTATTTGTGAAAGTTACATACTGTGTTGCGTCCTCTGAACTAGTAGAATTAAACGGCATTGTCTTTGGAGACAGTTTAGAAGACTGAAACCAGTTTGTGTCTGCTGTAATTTTTCTTCCAAAGAACCAATCTGCATTGAGTGAGCCAATAACATTTGGTGATGTGTAGGTTGTAGTGTTTGCAACTGGCTCAAACACCTTAGTCGCATCCGTAGGCACTTTCATCGGGCCTCTACGAATGGCTATGTAGATGTAGGTTTGGGTATTCCCAAAACCGCTATTGATCCCAGCAAAACCCGTTGCAGTTGGGATCATGTAAGGACTTGCGTCGGTCGTTTCTGCTCCGGATGTGTTGGGGCGCAAATAACTAGAACCTGAGCCAACAGGCCAACCGCGCATATTGTCAATAATATTCCAATTTGATGCTGTACCTGAATTTTTGTACAAAATCCATTGCGGCTCATAACCTAAAGTGGTCGTAAAGTTTCCGCTTGAATCAGTAGTAAACGACCCACACGAAATCACATTGTCTGTACCAGTCAGACCAAAGCCTCCTGCGTTGTGGGCGAATAGGTAGGCAACGTAGGTTTGACTTCCAGTTAATGTTCCAGCAATAAACTGAACTTGCGTTGAACTAGGGTTAATCCAATAACCATTGTTAACCTCAGCGCCAGTAGTATTTAAAGCAACTGTGTAATTTGTACTTGTTAAACTCCGATGCCATGTTTCCCATCGGCTTGTTGTGCTTGTTGCTTTAGTTATGACACAGCCGGGTGTAGAACCAAGATTGTGACTTACAGTTGCCGAGCCATCTGATGCTGTCGTAAAAGTCACAACATCAAAGAACTTTGGAGCTTTTGCTATAGACCATGAAACGTAGTTGTCTCCGCTTCCATTGAATCCGCCATAACTATTGTTTTGCGAAAAACCGTCAGTATTAAAAACAGTATTTAGAGATAAAGACGCTTGCGCATTGGTGTTATTGGTTGATAGATAGTTGTTTGCGCCTCTTACAGTATCTTGCAAGTAATGCGATGCTGCTTGCGTTCTATCCTTAATCCATACCAGACCGCCTTTAGTTGCTAAATCAACTCCATTAACAATAGTTTGGCTTCCGTTATTACCAGCATACAAAAAAGTAGAAAAATATTCCTCTATATATTTTGGTACAGCAGCAACACCGCCTCCAAATGCGTCATAGCTTGCTGCTCCACTTGTCGATTGTAAAGGCATTGTTATTCCTTGCTTTTGCAGTTGTTCATGTGCCACTTAGCTAAGTTACCGCCACTTGCCATTATTCCGCAATGTGGGCATTGTTCTTTACGCTTTGGCTTACGCATATTGATTGTTGTTGATTTCTTTACACCAGTTGTTCCAGCAATAATAGCTTGTCTGCGTTGCTCAGTACATGGATTGCTTCTACCTTTAAGCGATTCACTAATCCTTTGCTTTTGCTCATCAGTCCAATCATGTCTAGTTTTGGCAAGTGTTTCTGCGCTATGTTTGTAACCTTCAGTACCATCACCACCATCAGTCAAGTTTGTTAAATCAATCCCAAACTCACGCATTTCAGCAATCAAGAAACATTCAAGTTCTTTAGCTTGCTCATGGCTTACATTTTCCTCAACCTTACGCACAACAATGTCTAAACCAAGGCTTTGAATCTTACGAATCTTGTTCAGCTTATATGTTGGCTTATCAGAATTCTTAGCTTCCCAAGCGTGAAAATGGCAACGTCTACCCACACCCTTACCAACGTAAAAGGGCATCCCATTTCTTGGGTCAGTCAGTGTGTAAACGTAGGCGGTATTCATCATGCCTTAAATTGTGTGTTGCTTGCCAAGACTGTGAAAGTCGCACTACCTGTCTTGATAATCAAATAACGATATGAATCAATGCCACTAGCATTTCCCGCAGTAGGCGCACCACCTAACCACCGAGTCGTAACACCTGATGTAGTACCATCAACTTGCACAGCAGAGTTGTAGTAAGCAGTAGAGTTTTGAGTCACTAAGAAAGCCACAGTCATTGATTGACCTGTAGTCATCAAAGTATTCAATGAAGTACCGCTAGAGCCTCTGAAGTTAACTGTCCAGTTACCACTTGCGTTACTTGTGTAGTACAAGACAGACTGAGTTGTAATGTCGTAGTTAATCGTTCCTGTAGCTGCTGTTGCAGATACTGTAGCTACCTCTGCTGCATCGTTTAGAACAATGGCTGTAGCAGATGATGAACCTGAGAAGGTTTTAGTAGCTGTAAAGGTCTGTGCTGTGTTAAGACTTGCAACATTGGTTAGAGTGTTGTCAGCAAATGTAATAGTCTTGTTTGTAAGAGTTTCACTACCAGCTAATGTAGCAAAGGAGCCAGCTGTTAGTGTAGCTTGAGTCCATGCACTACCAGACCACACCCATAAGTTAGATGATGTAGAGTTCCAGTACAGAGCACCTGTCAACAGTGAGTTACCATCATTGTCAACTGATGGAGCTGATGTTTTAGAGCCTAAGTAGCGATCATCGAAGCTATCATAGGATGCTGCAGCTGCTGAGGCACTTGCTGAAGCATTAGATGCACTTGTAGAAGCTGCTGAGGCTGAATTACTTGCATTGGTTGCAGATGTAGCTGCTGCTGAGGCTGATGTAGCTGCAGATGTAGCACTACCGAGGATACTATCAACGTAAGTCTTAGTTGTTAGATCACTATCAGCTGAAGGTGTAGCTGTAGATGTAACCTTGTTAGATCCCATGACAATGTTACCTGTCATAGTACCACCTGCCAAGGCTAACTTAGCATCACCAACAGTGTCTACATATCCTTTAGTAGCTGCATCGGTACTAGATGAAGGTGTGCCTAAGCCAGTCACCTTGTTAGTACCCATGGCAATGTTGCCAGACATAGTACCACCAGCCAAGGGAAGCTTAGCTGCAATGCTGTTAGTTACAGTTGTGGAGAATGAAGCATCATCATTCAAGGCTGCTGCAAGCTCATTCAAGGTATCCAACGCTGCTGGAGCACCATCGACAACAGCTGCAACGGCTGAGTCAACATAAGCCTTGTTAGCTGCATCACCTGAGTTAGTAGGGTTTGGAAGGTTAGTAATGGTAGCTGAGGAAGCTGCATCCATGTCCAATGTACCGTTAATGGTTACATTGTTAAAGGTTGAGCTACCTGAGGATGCTGTAACGTTACCTGTCAAGTTACCTGTGACATTACCTGTGACGTTACCTGTCACATTACCAGTTACGTTACCAGTCACAGCACCTGTAATAGCTCCTACAAAGCCTGTAGTAGCTGTAACTGTAGTACCTGTCACAGCTGCAGCTGTAGTACCACCAATAGGTGTGTTGTTAATAGTACCACCAGTGATAGCGACACCAGCTGATGTACCACCTGTAATAGCAGCTGCTGAAGCCTCTTGATTACCTAGAGAGCCTACCAACTTAACAACTGTACCTGAGTTGTCTTTGGTGTACAGCTTCTTATCTGTAACGTTAACAGCTAACTCACCCTTAGTTAGATCCCCTGACGCAGGTGTAGCAGATGATGTACTGCTATTCTTTGTAATGATCGTAGTCATTTAAGCTCCATATTGAGAAGTGTACCAGTCACGTAATGGTGTTGCAACATCACGAGGAACTGCTGGAAGAAGTCTGTTGTAGTTTTGCTGTACTTTAGTGAAATAATCATCTGTGTACATAGGAGGTAACTGTGTAGGCATTCCTACAAGGTTTGTAGTACTACCCATATTAGACAAGGCTGCAGCACCTCCTAAACCACCAAACAAACCTAAACCAGCCTTTAACAAGTTAGCCATCTGAGCATCTGTAAGACCTAGTTCATTAGTCTTGTCAGAAGTAGTAACAGTTGTAGGTGTAGTTGGAGTATTTACTAAAGTAGCTGGTAAAGCAGCTAAAGTATCTCCTACAGTTGCAGGCTTCTGAGCTGTAACCTTTACTTCAGGTGTTGTAGTTGCTGTAGTTGTTGTTACAGGTGGTGTGACAGCTGGAAGTGTTGCTGTAATAGCGTTTATAACTTCCTGTGTAGTTGCAGGCTTCTGAGCTGTAATTGTCTGTGTAGGTGTAACTGTTGTTGGAAGACCTGCAATAGTATTCAAAATAGCAGATGTAGTATCAGCATTAGACATCATCCCTTTATTACCTGTAACTTGTACGTTAGCTAAGTTAGCTGGTGTAGTTACATTAGTTGCAAGTTGACTATTAACTAAATTAAGTACAGCTTGGTCAACCTGCTGAGGTGTCTTAGGAGCAGCAACAGTAACTGTAGGGGTTACAACACCACTTAGTAAACCACCAACATTTAAAGCTGGGGCTGTAGTGCCTGTAATGTTCAATACTCCACCGTCTGTAACTGGGGTGCTTACAGCTACAGGTGTTGTTGTTGTCGGTGTAGTTACACCATTAATATAATCTGCTAGTGCCTTCTGAGATTCAGCAGAACTGAGCAAGTCAGACATTGCAGCATCATACTTAGTGCCATACAAAGGGTTAGAGCCACCATAGCGAGGATCTAAACCACCAGCTAAGTCAGCAGCAGCTGTAGAATCATACATGGCGTTCTGTAGCTCACTACCTAAGAAGCCACCACCACCGCCTAACAGAGCAGCTTTAAGGATGTCTTCAGTGCTGCCACCTGCTATAGCTTGTGTGCCTCCACCAATTGTAGCACCTGTCAAACCTGCTAGTGTAGAGCCTGTAGCACCTGTTAAGCCACCCAAAGCACCAGATATAAAAGGTAAACCAACTGTAGATGCAGCCAAGCCAATCACAGGAGCTGCTGCAGCTAACAAACCACGATCACCACCACCTGCAAAAGTACCGCTGTTGATTACTTCTCCAGTCTTAGGATTGTAAGTTTCCCAGTTAGCTGGATTGTTAGGATCTACTCGTGTTTCATAAACAACTTGAGGTACACCTGCCATCTGAGCTTCAATGTCATCCCCTTCGATGACAGTACCACGAGCTGTGGAAATTACTCGTTCAACAGGTGTAAAAGGAACTACCGCTTCAAACCTTTTAACAGCTTCAGTCGCACTTGTTCCAGTAGCTTCAGCAATTTGTTGAGGCGTAACATTAAATTCCTGCATAACAGCAGCCAACTCAGCATCACTTATGTTTGGGTTAGCTAGTAAAAAATCAAAGATTTGCTGATTAGAGACTGCCATGATAATTATTCGCCTTTTCTGTATAGCTCAAATGTGTTAGTAGCTGACATTGCAGATCCAGTTTCAGGGGTAATACGTACTTGATCACCCTCTTCAAGCACTACATAAGCTCCACCGTCAAACCGTAGGTACTGTGTAGCTGCAATTTGATAAGAATCTACAACTGTAATCTCAAGATTCTGACTTGAGTCATACCACCAAACACTTACAAGTTTGTTGTTGCCTGTGTGGTTTGAAATGAAACAAAGATTCCACTTAGCGTAGTAACCTGTAGGTACTGTATAAACTGTTGTCTTAGTACCTGCTGTAAGACTATGACCCGTCGACAATGCTTTCATTTACTTTAGTCGCTTTCTTACTTGTGGTCTTTACAGGAGCTTCTTCTACTACAACAGAAGTTTCAACTACTTCCCGTACCTCCGGTACTTCAGTGTAGCCACCATGTTTACGCATTTCAGCGATCTCATGCTCTTGGAAGAACTCTACTGTGTTACCTGATTGATTACATTTAAATTTAGCCATGATATTGTTAACCTTTCTGATGTACTAAAAGTAATACATTAAAAAGGCTCCCCACACCTTTTGAGCATGGGGAACCTAGTTAGCTATTAAGCTGGAACGACGAGGGCAACGCCACCGTAGTTACGCAACTCAGCGCAGCCGTACAATGTATCAGCTGTGAACAATGTACCGAGGTACTCTTGTTTGTACTGAGTCTGTGAACGGACACCAACTTGCTCCACCAACACCATAGAGTCTTTGTGAGCCATTACGCACACACGACCAAGAGTAGTGCCAGAACCGTCAGCAGCTGACTTAGCAGAACCAGCATTAGACGAAACGTAGACTGGAACACCATAGATGTCACCAATCATACCGTTACGGATGCTGTTAGCAGAACCAGCTTCACCAACACTGTTGAAGGTTGTGAACTCAGTCAAGCCGAGGATAGTGTTACGCACTGAAGGAGGAATCAAGAAGAAACGATTGTCCATAGGAACATCGCTATCGTCAAGACGCTGAATAGTGCGACGAATACCAGCAGCTGTCAAAGCTGATGCGTTACCAGCATTGGTGTTAGCTGTGTAGTCGAAAGCTGTAGAGCCATCACCACCGATGAAAGCACCAGCGTAGCGATAGTTACCTGCACCAGCTGTGGAAACGTTGAACTGTTGAGCCAAGTTAATCAAGTCAGTATCAACTTGCTTACCCAAAGCGTAACCAGCATCATCAGTGTAGAACTGACGCAGGCTAGACAAAGCTTGAGCTTCAACAATATCCTCGATCAAACGTGAATATTCGTAGTGCTTGTTGATAGACACAGTTACTTCGGACTCAGTAGCTGCAATCAATGTAACTTGTGTAGAAGCTGCCTTAGCAGAAGCTGTGCCACGTGCAGGGACTGGAATGTGAACTACGTCACCCTTCTTGCCCTTGAAGCTCATCTTCTTAACTAGGTTAGCTGCAACCAAGCTCTTCTTGTAAGCCGCAACAATTTCATCACTCCATACTTCTGGAATAAACGTTGCTGCGGTCGTACTCGTTACGTGATCTGTTCCTAATGCCATTTTATAAATCTCCTGTTGATATTAATATTAAATTACTTCACTCGACCTTCTTGATATGCTGCCATAATTTCTGGTTGTAAAGCCTCATATCGGTCGGGATCTGTCATACGTAGCCGGATAAGGTCGGCACGACGATATACTTTCTTAGAAGACTCTCCAGTTCCACCAACGTCAACACCAGCTGCTTTCAGATTCTGTTTGCGAACAGCGTTACCTGCTTCAGTAGTTTGTTGTGTCTTAGATGTACGGATCTGTTTGAATGTAGTAATCAGTTCATCAGCTGCATTAAAATCATAGTTAGCATCAGCCATTGCATAGATATTAAGCCTCATGGGAGAAGCTTTAATCCACTCAATAAACTCACCATCACTTACAATATTAGCAAAGTCAGGATGCTTCTTGTTGAGCATTGCTTGTGTCTGAATCTGCTTAAGTTGCATTGAAGCTTGTTTAGCTGCCAATACGTCTGGATGATTCGCTACAGCACGATTAACGTGACTCTGCGGATCTTCAAAGAAGTCGATCTCTTGTGGTGTTTCCACCTTCTGTGGTTGTGCTTGTTGTTGGTTCTTTTGAGCTAAGCTTTGTTTTAAGAGTTCATCCGCTAAACGTCTAACTTCACCAACTTCCTGTGCTTGCCTACCGATTAGCTTTTCAGCCTCTTGGTGCATACGAACAATATCTTCGAGATTCTTCCCTTTGTACTTCTCAGGGATCTCTTGTGGAGCTTGTTCTACCTCAGGTTGTTGCTTGGGTTGTTCGCTTGTTTGTTGGGACTGTTTAAAGTCCTCAGCGTCTAACTCACTAACACTACCTAGTTCCTCATTGTGATCAATTAAAGCCATACCTAACCTTTCCCTGTCCACGGATGGATTACAGGATTAACTTATTAAATAGAATTGGGTTGCCTGAATAGCTATTCAGATCCTCTCTTTTGTTCCTGCTTGAGCCTGTCAGCCCTCACAGCAGCCCATTTAGCTGTAGCACCGGGAAAGTCCCCTGATAAAGGGTCTAGTCCGATACTTGGAGCTGAAACGAGCCTGATAGCGTCCTTACTACATACCTTACACTTAGCAGTGGTATGATCACTATCAACTAGCGATTCAGTTATGTGATCGTTAGGACATTTAAAGTCATACAGTCTTCTCATCCCTGTAAGTCCTCAAATACCTTCTCACACACAGCCTTACGCCCTAAAACTAATTCAAGAATATCTAACTGTCCCTTACGGAAATATAAAGAGTGTGTGTCCGTGACAGTTGATAAGTCGTTTAAACTAGCCTTAATCTCTTCGAAGTCCTCTATGAGGAACTCCCAACCCTTAGTACTCATCGTATTAAAGGTTTCTTCGTAATACTTTTGTAAATCAGGGGCCATAAGGCTTATCCCTCCATTAAATATTTAAACAATAGTGTTATTGTAGCATAAAAACAACACTTTGTCAAGCTTTTTGTTAACTATTTTGTTATTTACGTGGTTTAGTCATCATCTGAAGGCTTGCAATACGCTCATTTGAGGCAATATCAGCAGCTTTCAGATTAACTTGCTTCTCTTTAAGCATCATGTCAGCCAGTTTCAGACGCTTCTCGAAGTCATCACCGTTATCTAGGTTAGTTGCAGCTGCCTGAACCACCTTAACACGATGCTCTTCAGGGATCATCTGAGCTTCAATCATGGTTTTCTGAGCCTCAGCTGACTGCTTCTGAGCCTTAGACTGCAGATCTGCCACCTGAGCCTGTGCCAACTGCATCTGAGCTTGTTGTTGCATCTGTGCAGCCTCAGCAGCCTGTGGGTTAGGCTGAGACATCTGATCCAAAGCTTGCATCAACTCACCACGGTTAGACAATGAGCTGTTCTGCAAGATACCTTTAAGGATCAACGGCAGTACAGGTGTATTAGGGCCAAGTGTCTGCAACAAACCAATCATCTGTTGCTGTTCAAACTCTCGTGCCAAGATACCCAAAGTAGCTGTTGGAATGAACTTCATGTCAACTGAAGGATAACGCTCACTGTCAAACTGCATATAACGGAAGGCAGCCTTGTTAATGAACGGGATCATGAAGTCTTCTTGGAAGTTACTCAATGTACGTTTGTACTTCTTGATGATACCTGCCATAGCCATAGACATACCACCAGCACCTGCATCACGAGGTACGTTAGAGGGCATACCTGCGCTGTCAACTGTACCTGTAGCTTGCAAAAGCATACGCTCAAAGTTCTGCGCTGCTGCAGCTGCATTGCCATCAGTCTGACCAAACTTGAAGGGATACAAGATCTCAGAAGGTGAGCCATTGGTTAGGATAGCCTTACCGGGCTTAATCTCAAACTTAGCACCACGAGGCAGACGAGTAGCATCCATTGCAATCATAGGAGCTGTAGTCAAGGCCAATGAGTCCATGTGAGCACGAAGCTGACCATCAATAGCCTTCTGCATATTGTAGGCCTTCTCAGCTGTACCACGACCCCAGAAACGTCCGGGAACTGTATCATCTTGATATGCAACGACTGGACGATCCTTCATCATGTAAGGATTAGCTTCAGCCTTCAAGAGGATTGAGTCATTGGCAATAACGACAATGGCTTCAACCAAGTTACAATGCTCATCAGCTGACGTACCTTCAGCGAACAACTCTTCGTACTCTTCTTCCTCTTCACCTTCAGTCAAGTACTCTTTAGGTACTAAACCGTAGTAAGTGATGAGCTTAACCTTATCATCTTGATAGGTCTTCAAGTCTTGAGTTACTTCTAAGTCCTCATCCTCTGAGGCTGTGGTAATGTCTACCTTTTTGTAAATGCCTCTCTCAATACCTTCCACAACCTTGTGAATGGAAACGTACTTCTCGATAGCAACGCCCAAAGCATCGTCAACGGAATCAGCATTAGGATCAATAAGGAAGTTCTTAGGGTTAACTGGTTTGATCTTAACGGCAATACGATCCTTCTCTTGAACTCCGATGGCAGCTGCATTAGCAATACCGGGAATTGCCTGAGTTGCTGGAATGTACTCCTTCTCAGTCTTGACAATGATCTCACCAATACCTGTACCATAAATCTCAGCCATCAACTCAATCTGGTCAATAGCTTTCTTAATCTTGTCTCGTTTAAAGTCCTCATGCAATTGAACCTTAATTTGTTCAACATCTAGAGGATTACCATCTACATCTAAGACATCATCTGAGATGTCAAAGAATTCACCTTGACCGAAGATAGCTTCCATGATCTCAGCATGGCGAGTCTCAATGGCTTGCTGAGTGGCGGGGGAGATGATACGTGAGCGTTCACTCTCACGAGTCTTATCATCAGCAGCCCAGATACCTCGGAAGACACGCTCGTACTCCAACCACAAATCCATGTAGTTAGCATCACGATGGTCACGCCAGCGAGTAATGTGCTGAGTTACCCATGAGGTGAGTTCTTTCTCAGCCTCTGTAGGTTCCTCAAATTGAGAGTTATGATTCTCATCAAATTGGTCGTTAGTTAGAGCCACTATATGTTCCTTATTACCATTTAACTTTGTTAGCCCAATAAGCTGCTGACATCTTACCTTTAGCTATGTTCTTAGCGTGTCTAGCTTTAAAGGACTCGTTACGAGCTGAACCTTCAGGACTACCTGAGACACCTTGCTGTCCGAATCGTATCAGCTTAACCTCTTCACCATCTTTAGCTAAGACTGCATGACTCTTAGTTGGATGTCCGGGAGTTCTCTTAGGTTTGTTATAACCTTGGAACTCTTCACTACCTCTTTTAATAGCCATATATTTAGTATCCTTTCGGCTAGTAGCCTGAGATAACGTCTAAGACTTCGTAGTCATCATCTTCGTAGTCTTGGTTGTAGTTAGCTATAGCCAGTTGATCAATGTAACTTAAAGCATCTACCAAGTCATCATGTACACCTGCTGTAGGGAACATAACTAATTGATCTCTAAACTCACTCCAGTCCTCATCCTCATTGAAGGTAATCCTTCCATGCTCCATGCGACCTTGTAAGCTCCAGACAACCCTATCAGTCTTCTTCTTATTCCCGTGAGTTAAGTCCTGTATGTGAGCATAGATGTTATTCTTCCTCATCAAGTCATTCAGGTAAGGCAGCACAGCATTCTTCAATGCTCCTCGCTCAATACCTATACTTGTAGGTTGAAAGTCTCTAATCACTTTCAAGATGTTAACTGCAGTCTCTCTGATGTCCCACCGACCATGTTGTATCTTGTGAACCCACCAGTTACCGTTATCCTCTAACTTAACAACTGCAATAGCTGTCTCGTCTAATCTCTTCTTAGATGCCCCAGCATTCTTACCTACCTCTTCAAAACCTGCTAAGTCAATGGCTACAATGTAGCTACCGTAACTAGGTTCTTCAGCAGTCTTGAACCATTCCTCTTTAAAGACATCAGCACCTGCAGTATCGAAACTAGACAAGTACTCTTGCTTGAATGCAAAGGAACTCAATGTACGCTTTGCAGCCTCAATCTCCTTAGGATCAATAGTCTCATTGTCCTGAGTTGTGAAGTGCCAAGACTTCCACTCTTCGTCAGTGTTATCCTGTCCTAGATTAAAAGTATCGTAGAACCAGTTACGTCCACTAGGAGTACTAATGAACAGTGCTCTACCCTTCTTATCTGACAGTGAAGCTCGAATGATCTTCTGCCATACATCTTCCTTAATAAAGGCACACTCGTCCATTACTACGTAAATTAAGGAAACACCCCGCAGAGAATCGGGATTATCAGCTCCTCGTACTAAGATCTTCTTACCATTTATAAGGGTAATTTCTAAGTTATTCACATGGCTAGACTTAATCACAGGTCTACCTAGCTCATGCAGTAAGTCCCACATAATCGTTCTAGCTTGTCCTAAGGTAGGTGCTATGTACATCACAGCTGACCCATCTGGACAGTTAAGAGCTTCAATCAGTAACGATACTGCTGACAGCCTTGACTTACCACACCTTCGACCTGCAGCTACCACTTTAAAGCGTGTAGTATCTTTAAAGACACTCTGTTGCCACTTAAGCAGTTGGAAGTTTAATTGTGTCATACGTCTATCACTTCATCGTTTGTAGACACAACTGGACTTGTAAGGCCTGATATGTTAATACTGATCTGAGGCATACTACCACCACTCTTAGCTGTATCAAACACTGAGGCTGGTAAGATCCTATCCATAGCTAACTTAATAGCTGCCATCTGTCCGGGATGTTCATCATCCAAGGCTATCTGAATCATCTTATCAAGGATTCTAGTACCACCTGTGGCTAATAGTCTTTCCTTGAACTCTTGAAGCCTACCTGCATCTCCTACAGGTCTGCCTACTTTATTCTTAGTTCTGTTCTTAACAGCTTGTAGGTCACTCTTTGGAGGTCTCCCTTTACCACGTAGTTTGGGAGACATAACCTTAACACTGTCTTTAATTTCTTCAGTCATCTCGTCTTTGTCCTTTATAGGGAGACTTTTAAGTGTAGTACTATAAAGTACCTAAGACATTAACATAAATGTTACATAGACATAAATATTATAAGTACTTATATTAGTTATTAATATTAATTTACTTAGTAAGTAATATATTATAAGTAACTGTTAATAGTGTATTTAACTTCTATGTTCCCCTACTAGGGTGTACGTCTTAGCAACCTAAGAAGTGGGGTCAGGCTTCTTAGTAAACACAATTATTTCCTATACAGAATATTATACACTATGTTTGTCTATTTGTCAAGTCTTTTCTTATATTTATTTAACTTTAGAGTCTAAACTCTAACTTAGTTCCCTTTCCAAGGTGTACAAATTGTCTGTACTTACCCTTAATTGTATACACTTTTGCATACATTTTAGATACTTTGTAGTTCTTGTTATTTTTACTTTGTAGATCAAGGACTTATAGTTACTTCATCTGTCCCTAATTATCCTTTTTTGTGTGCTTCAGAGGCTCCCACAAAAGTAATCTCTATCACCATGACCCTCCCCCCAGTCACTTTGTAGCTCAGGTTAGTTAGTACTTACTTCGCAGTACACTATAGGTAGCGTTAGTGAGTACTCACATACACTATAGGTAGTGTGTCGGAAAGTTGACACTAGAGGTGTCGGAATATTGACAGTGTGAAGGGCGGTGTAGCACCTACTAAGGCATACCTAGGGTTTCTACCTAGTCACTCAATATCCCTAAACTTTAAAGGGTTACTATCAAGTCTTATATAAGACATAAGATATATGACATAAGACACAAAAGGTAGGGTTTATACGTAAGGGTTTAAACTTTAAAAATATATTAGTTTGTAAGGTTCATGTAAGCTTCATCCGTATAATTTAAAGCATGGCAGGGCAATAAAGCACTGTCTAAATTACTAAGGAAACTACACCATGAGCAAAGAAACTATTTACGACATCCTCTCAGCAGTCTTATTAGGCCTAGCACTGACCTGCGGAGCCTTAGCCTACTTCGACATCTTAGTCGCCTAAGTGACACTGCAGACTGTAGCGTCCTATGGTAGGATGCTATGGCCTGCAATGTTGCAGGGATACACGCTAAGGCGTACCTACTAAGGAAACATGATGACTGATAAAACTTACAATGGCTGGACTAACTATGAGACATGGTTAGCTAATCTGTGGCTGGGTGAGGATTCTTATGCTACTGAGGAGATCTCTAATGTCTGTCTCGGTCTGATGGGGTCATGGGACGATAAGTCAGACGTTGACTATCGCTTAGGTGATCACATCAAGTCAATGCTTCAAGAATGGATTGACTCAGACGAAGGCACTAACGGTTTTGTCAATGACTTGATCTCAGCGGCCTTCTATAAGATTAACTTTAGAGAGATCGCAGGTCACTTCTATGATGAATTGAAAGATCTTGAAGAGTCAGAGGAGCAGGAATAATGATTAAACATTTTAACGTTGAAGTAAACAAGCACAAACTAGAACTGATTGTCGATCTAGAACGCAGTCATTGGTACGTCTTATTTCCTAAGTATGGGCAATATGCTAGCGGAGATATTGGACACGGTAGCTTTGAGCGTAACCATAACTATCTAAGAATTGGATCAAGGGATTATGAGCTAGTCATTGACTGTGACGATGAATTAACACATTGGGAAAGTGTGTCTATATTTGACGTAAAGAAACAATCTTACTTAAAAACAACTTGGAAACTTTAAAATGAATACTAAACTACTCAAATACACACGGGAACTATTCAAGACTTACGATGTACCTGAGCACGTAAGGCGTGATTATCGTCGCAAGTGGATCAGATCAGTACGTCTATTAGGTGACAAGTGGCTTTTAAGTCAATCTGTACAGCGTCTAAGCCCTTCGAAGGGGACTCTAGATGTATAAGATTGTGTCTATATCCTCAGGCATTGTCGTTGCCACCTTTAATAAGCTATCATTCGCTGAGGAGTGGCTCCAAGATAACAATAATCTAGAGGGTCAACCTGCTAACCTTTATAAACTTGTCATAACTAGGAAAACTTGAACATGAGCACAATAACCTTTCACTTTGTAGGACAATTAGAAGATTCGATGGCTGTAGTTGACGTACAGTGTCAGATTGACTCAGACGGGGATTGTAGCGGCTTAGACTCAGTGACTTTCAAGGGCTTAGACATCCTTGAAGTGATAGCGTCTAATCAATGGGAAGACTTAGAGTTTCAAGCTTCTAAAGCTTATAAGGCTGAGCAATACGAACAATCCACCATTGATCATGACTTAGAACGTAGCTTAGAAGCTGTTTATGGCCTCTCTAAGCCTTCATTTTACACTAGGTAAGGGGTAGGGTGCTATGTTATACACAAAAGGCTCTATTGAAGGTTTCATGGGTGACACTAAACAAAAGGTAATGACTTTTGAGTTTGACTACCTAATGACTGACAAACACATTGACGAACTGCTAGAACTTTTAAGGGGTAAATGTAACGACTGGAATGAAGCTCTACACTTTAAAATAACTTTAGAAAGCGAGGATGTATAAATGTTATCAGAAATTGACTTAAAAGACTGGATTGAGCAACCTTCTAAACCTTTATACGATGTACCAAAAGAAACACCTATAAAGACTCACTTTGGTTTGTTATGGTTTAAGCACATAGACGGGGCTTACAGTCTGTGCTACGATGTAGAGGGACACCCAGTGCATATGCAAGCATGGGCTACAGTTAACCCTTTAAAGAAACGGAGTTCTAAATGAATGAATATTGCTATCAGGTAAGCCCTACAAAGTCAGTATGGGTGATGGCCTCTAGTGAAGAGGAAGCTGAAGGTAAAGTGTTTGAAACCTTAGGCTATGATCCTGAAGAGATGGAATTGATAGAAGTCACGGAGGATGTATGAAGTGCTTATGCTGTGACAAGATGCTGACAGACTTTGAAGCTACACGTAAACACGCTGTAACAGGGATGTTTATAGACCTATGTCAACAATGCTTTAAAACTGTACAGATGGACGCTAATCTGCCTACAAAGGATCGTAGAGACTTGATCTCAGAGGATGACATTGACGACAGTGTAGAAGGTGAAGACGATGAGTGTAACATTGGTGACACCTTAGATGGAAAGGACTATTGACAATCTGTACAAAGTATGCTACCCTTACTTTAAAGTACCTATGATGTTTCATAGAAGTCTTTAAAGTTAAATACACTATTAAAGTATCTTTATATATTTACTTATAAAGTAACTTTAAAGTTAAGTAGGACTCTTAAAATTTATAGACACTAACCCTAGGAGGATAATTATGTCTATTGAGTTGATTGATGATGACATTGACATGGATGTCGTTAAGTATGAATGTTGGTATTGGTCTGTCATTGACAGTATGGCTGACTTAATCTTGAACAATGGTCGTGACAGAGTTATGGCTGACGTAGCTGATGTCGTGATTAAACGTTTAGGTGATGGTTATGTTCCACCTGTCGAAGATCCTTTGCCAGTGGCTGAACGTCCATGATGATGGCATTGTTTGTCTTCATCGTAACTATGATTAAACTGATATTGACTAAATGACTATTGATCCTAACAAACCTTGGCCTTTTCCGTCTGCACCCTTAGCAGGTGACTCAAGCCTCAAAGCTTTAGCTGAGACTTTGTCAATGCTATAGGATTTCACAGCTTTTCAGCTCAGAGGTGACATCTACTATGGATACCCAGATAAAAAGGCTCTAAAGACCATTGAAGGGCTACGGGAGGCATTAAACAATGAAGCTTAGCATAGTACGTAAACCAAGTGAGTCAAAGTTTGTTAAGCACATACCATGTGAGTACTGTGGTAGCTCAGACGCAGGTGCTTTATACGATGACAATCACACCTATTGCTTTAACTGCCATGAAACTCACCATGAGAATGAATATGATGACTTCACAGTAAAGCAAGATGCAGTACAACATAGAAAGCAGCCCATGATAGAACCCAAAGGGACTATTAAATCGATACCTGATCGAGGTATTAACCTACAAACCTGTGAGAAGTATGGAGTAACTCAAGATGCACAGAATCACTTTTACCCTTACACTGACGACAGTGGAACCATTGTCGCCTACAAAACACGAAGAGTTGCTGAAAAGTCTTTTTCAATTAACGGAACCTTTCACAATGCACGGTTGTTTGGGCAAGGTCTCTTCCACGCAGGAGGCAAATATGTCACAGTCTATGAAGGAGAACTTGATGCACTCGCAGGCTACCAACTCACCGGATCTCAGTGGCCTAGTGTCAGCATTCGTAACGGGGCACAAGCCGCTCTGAAGGACTGCAAAGCTCAGTATGAATGGCTTAACAGCTTTGAGAACATTGTTATCTGCTTCGATGCTGATGAGCCGGGTAAGAAGGCCTCTAAAGAAGTAGCTGAACTGTTCGGACAGAAGGCTAAGATTGTGAAGCATTTGAGTGGCTACAAAGATGCTTGTGATTATCTCATTGCAGGGGCTACCAAAGAGTTTGTAAATGAGTGGTGGAGAGCTGAGGTTTACATTCCAGATGGGATTATCAATGCTGCCTCACTGTGGGAAGAAGTGATTAAACCTGAAGCTAAGGCTGAGGCTATGTACCCTTGGAAGGGCTTGAATAAGC